TGTTGCGAGTAATCTGATAGGCAAGACAAAGAAGTATGCTTCTACCAAGAAGCCGAGTATTGCTCAACATGTCCTTGCTCTTGCTACACCATTACTCAAGCGAACCTTTGCTGGAAGACTGGTCGCATTTGGTGCGAAGAAAGCATTAGGAACCTTACAAAGTCACTCGCTCGATAATTTCATTACCAAAAAGAAATAATCTACATGAATACTATATGTCACGAAGGAGTTTCGGTGTTGATACGCCTGTATTAGGATTACCAAGACTTGGTACCGAAGAGACAAATGATTTTAGAAAGAGAATGCAAAATATAGGAAGGATGGGAAGGAATGATTTGAAGATAGCATTTTCTGGTGCTGGGTTCAAACCCACTTTTAAAACTGATACTGCCGGGCAACAATATTTGTCTGGAAGTATCAGTCACGATGTTGGTGACTCACAGGCTGGGATGAAGGTTGTGAAAAATTTATACAAGACCATTGCTGAGGCTACTAAAAATGATTATGGAGTTAGACTGGCAGATGCTAGAGCATTAAGCAAAGGGATAGTGATACCGGAAGATGTATTGAAATATAGTATCGGGGATTTCCTTTCTCCAGCAAACTTGAGAGGAAGACCGATTGAAACTCAAATCGCTCAGCGTACTGCGGTTGTAGGCAAACCACCATATGAAACGGCAGAGCAACTAAGAGGCAAACTGCTTTCGGACAAGTTATATGATAGAGACTATTTAGATAGCAAGGCTTAATTAAAATCTTGTTTGTGAAAGTTGCTGAGAAAGTTGCCGTTCCTCTCGAGAAGATGGTTATGTAAGAATACTAACCAAGTAGAAAACCTTTATTATCACCTGGTTTTATCCCAGATATCTCCCAGAGCAGTATTTTGATGATTTTCATTCAGTTTTATCCTGAATTTATGATATAAAGTTATAAAATTTAAATTTTATAACCTTTAAGCAGTTAGTTTTAATCATTTTATTGTCATTTTGTCATTTTATTGTCATATATGATGTCTTTTAGGATTTATACTACTATAGTATCGTTGAATTCTCATTTCGTTTTCTCTAGGTTTTCTCCCAGCCTATTTAAGGATGTACGCTTTCTGCATTCCAGAACCATGACTCATAAATTCCGCATCTTCCTTCATCTCCTCCTTAACATCACCATACTTATCAGACAGGAAGATGTGGCGGAGCATACTGGCACCAACCCGCTTACCAAGGATTCGGTTGAGAGCCTTGGTGATAACATTGCTCGAGGTTCGCCTGGTATCCTTCTGGAATAGGATGAAGTCTCCCGCCTTGAGTCCAGTCAGTTCAAGATACTGCTTGAAGATGGTCTTCATTTTATCAGGTATCTCAATCTCCTCCGACCCACCTTTGCTCGTCTTAAAGTTATTAAACATATAGACACCTTTGTCAAGACAAACATAGTTGAAGTTCTTATCAGTTCCCATACCAAACTTCATCATGTAATAATCGGCATTGCGTCTCGGAGGCTGGAGAACATAGAGCGAGAGAAGCAACCAGTCCTCAACCATCTTATGCTCCTTCTCCGTAAGTTTGGTTTTGTTTTCAATAGCATTGACCTTCTCATCGAGTTCCGCATGTTTGGCTACGACTTCGTCTTGGCTCATCCAGTTTGCCTTCTGAGTTTCGCTCTTCTCACCGAGCGCCTGTTTGTCAGCGAAGATGCTACGCTCCTTCATAAACATAGACTTGTATTTCTCATTTGCCTTCTTGCTTGACGCATCCGTCTGCCTATTCAGTACCGCTACGATACTGGCTACATAAGACTTGCGAGTGTTATCATTCTGAATACTCTCGAGTTTCGCCTTAATCGTATCCACCTTTTTGAGAAATGCTAAACTGGTGAATGGGTCGTTGTTATTCAGAATCCTTAACTTTGTCAAATACATTTGAATAGTCTTCTGACTAAGACCTTCGAGTTGTTTTTCCAACTTGGCTGAAAATGCTTGGCTCATTATATATATACTGATATATATAATTATTATTTCGTTTTTTCCATTACATACCTCCCTCGCCTAAACTACCTTGCTGTCTAAGTTTCGTTGCTCCGCCATAAAAGACATCGCTGTCACCAATGCCTTCAAGTCCTACTAAACTCTGAGAAGCATCAGGAGCAGAACTACTCAGACGACCCGGCGGTGCCATGTAAAGACCTTGCTGTCTGACGGCACCTCCACCTGGAAATAGGGCTCCAGCAATCTCGGGCGGAGCCGTTCCCGGAGCAGACATAATACTCGTACTTCCCTTGACCTTCTTCCCTTTGGTGGGCGATTTAATATTTGATGGCGTTATCATCATCTCATCATCTCCTAATACAGCCGACACTTCCCCCATGCTAACACTCTGAGAAGGAGTCTGCATCTGCTGTTTCAATGGCGTAGATGTCATCGGCATTTCCGTAGGCATCCTCAGTTGCGCCCTCCTGTTACGAACATCATCAATAGTAATACCTTCCTTTTGCGCTATCTCTTCATCCCTCGGACGACCGCGTCTGACGGCTTTCTGCTCTTCCACAATATTCTCAATTGCCTGACCTTGACTCGCTAACTGGCGTTGAATCTGAAACTGGTCGGGCGTCTGAAGAGGAGTTGCTGGAGGAGGCTGTCTGGAAGCATAGCCTCCCATAGCGAAACTCGCAGGAGGCATTCCACCACCACCTCCAGTACCAATAATTCCACCAGGAATAGGTCTGCTATATCCTGTGGCAAATCTGGGACTGGGTTCCTCAACCATCAACCTTACCTTCTTCTGCTTCTTGGCTTTGGGCTTCTTCTTCTTATCCTTCTTCGGTGGCATATATATAATTATCAGATATAATTATTTATTCGTCTTCGCTGATATTTAATTCATCGAAGTTTTTGTAGAACTTGTTTGACCTCGCATTATACATGAGGAATGAATACGGCTTATCAAATACAAATTCAAAGAGTGTCTTAGTATTCGCCTTTGACAATCCAAATACTTCCTCTCCAAAGTTATCCATTTCCACCATCGATTTTGGTTTGAAGAGGACTATCACATCAATCAGAGACCGGAGTGATTTGGCTAAGGAACGCTGATTGAGTGCGGAGATGACAATATTCAATTTCAAATGGCGATGTTTGTTTATAAGTTTCCTAAGCATATACTCGGTTCGTTTCAATTTGAGTTGCTCGGAAAAGTCGTCTATGACAAGGCAGGAGTTCCCACCATCCGCTTTTACCTCAATTGCTTTCAAGGCAATCTTTTCAAATGTCTCGGGATTAAGGTCATGAAATACTCGAGGATGTCCTTTGAATACATGGTCTTCCTCTGAGTTGAAAACTTCGGCAGGAGTCACATATGATACCGAATCAAATACCTTTCTATAAATGCGGTTCTCACCAGTTGCCTTAAACAAGTTATTCATGAATGTGCTCTTACCTGAACCCATCGGACCCGAAACAAAAATGACACTATTCTTATTTGGAAATGGTGGAGGTACGCCAAGTGCGTCATCTATATTCTGTTTCGATGGTTTGATTTTCAATTTGCTTTCATCCACTACTTCAATCTTCATATATTAATATATATGGATATTTAATTAATTACCTCCATACCATTAAAGGAGAGGTTCGGAGAACCTTGGTTCTCTGATTACTTGGACTGGGAGATAGACCCATCCATCATGTTGTATGTAATAACCTGGTCGTAAAGAGCGAAGGTGTCGCAGACCGACGCGGAAGCCGTAGCATAGTGCGTAAGATTGAGATACACATTGCTAGAGTTGAGGTCGCGTCCAGAGATGAGAGCCGACCCAGCCGAGTCCTGCGACTCGAAGTTGAGACCAATGAAGAACGAACCCGTTCCGCTGGTTCCAGCCAAATCCTCGTAGTTCGCCTCAGCGAAGACAACCGCGAAGAGACTGGAGTGCGTCGCTCCGAACACCTTAATCGCCTCAGAAAGAGCCTCGCCTCCATAAACAACCGTGGCAGAATCAGCAACAGCAACCGGCACAGACGGAACATTCGCTCCATCAACCTGGAAGTAGTAAGACGAAATCTGAGGAAGAATGCGGTCACCAGGAACATTCTCAGTAGCGGGAGAAGCCAAGTTCGCCGAGAGCCTGAAAGCACACAGAAGACCTTTCACACTGCTAAACCTGGCAGGGATGAGGACGCTGTTCGCCGACGAGGCAGAGATGGTCGCCTGGTAGTTATTGACGGAAGTCATGTGCTGTTTCAGAAGACCTCCGCCCTGCGCGATAAGAGCAGTCATCGTCGCGCTGTCAAAATCCATAACCTCGAGTTGGAGTTGGATGTTGGAGAGTTTGTAAGAGGCAGTTCCTCCAGTAATGAGGAGAGCATTGTCGCTCGTCGCAAGAGTGAGTTTCACGCGGATGCCATCAACGCAAGGGCAGTACTGCTCGGCACCGACTCCTAGAAGACCGGAATACAGCGGGAGGACGCAACGAACCGGGACTCCATCAGCGCTAGCAGTCGCGGAAGAAAGACCTTTTCCAGCCTTAAGCGTAGTCGTAGTTCCGTTAGTAACGGAACCAATGGAAAGACTGCGACCAAGAGGTTGGCAATCCTCAATTATCGCTGCATAAGTAGCATAGTTAAGCAAGTTCTCAACCTGCTGATTCTGGACTACGACCTCCATCGCCTGAACGACGGACGAGCCGGAGCCGTTACACAAAGTGGCAATGCCAGTCCCCGCGCTGGAGGCGTTGGCTAGAACATTGAAGCACAACTGAGTGCAGTTAGTCTGGATGAAGGAGTTGCGGGAAGCAGGGATGGAGAAGAAGATATCAGAGGTCGAGGTCGAGGAGGTGTAAGTGGAAAGATTGTCCGGCTGAACGGAAATCCTCCTGGAACGCCCTCCCTGAACTCCCTTATACTCAGACAAGTCAATTTCGCGGGGAACTACGGGAACATAAGAAGCCATTATAGTCTATCGCTAGAAAAGAATTTTTAGGAATCAATCTCTACCTTTCTTAAAGGTATTCCTAAAGGCGGAATTTCACATGTGAATTTTGATAGGTCGATTTTGTTCGCCGTTTTTAATGCCATCATCAAATTCAATCTCTCCTCTAACTTCTCCAATCTGGCTGGAAGTAAAAGCGTAATCAAATCATTCAATCGCTGTTCTAGTAGTTCAAGTCTAAAATAGATACTCTCCATCTCGGCAATGCGAGTGGAAGGTTCAGCAATCTCAGTAGCAACTTCTCCTAAACGAAAATTATCCATATATATATTTGTATGGAGAATTTTTTATGCCTAATATTC